AAAATCTACCATTTATATTCTCCGTATTACGATGTATAACAATTGTATGGGCAACGTATAACGCCCAACATTATTTAGTTTACCCCTGATCGCTCAAAAAGTCAAGCATTATTTTTTTCAGCTTGACTTTATCATATTTAATGAACGGGGTATACTTAATGATCCTGGTTCTGAGATCATCCCAGATAGGATCATACTCAAACCTTTTATCCCATTGTTTTACTGCATGAGTTAACTCTGCAAATATACAAAGAGATTCAAGGCTGATCTGGTTAGCAAGAAACAATCTAATAGCGGCAGGATGATGATCGCCTTTAGGCTCTTCAATAATCTTCTTTAGATCATTCTTGAAATTGTATGTCAATGACTGCTGACGCTTTTGCCAGTTATTATAAGTTACTTGAGCTGATTCCGAATAAGCAAGATCGCGTATCCACAACTTCGGATTGTCGCTAAGATTAGCAATAAGAAATTCGTGTACGTTCTTGACCTTTGCAAGTTTTTCAAAAAAGAGCTTGTCTTTTCTTCTGTTAAAGGATTCAACCTTTAGACCAGTCTTACCGTTATACTTAACATAATCATAGTTTGGTTTTGTGAAATGATTCTTTATTGCCACGTATTCTTTATAAGCATCAAACGCTGACATATCCTCTTACTTTCATATCACAATGAGCCATAAACTTTACGTAGAGACCCTTCTCTCGACCATATGCTTCGATCTCCCAGGGTTGCTCCCAATAATCCATTTCTTCGTGCATATATCGAACGCCTTGAAAGTTCACCATTCTACTGGGACGGAATATATCTCGCATTTCACCTTTAGCATATTGCTTCACATGCACCATCTCATGCGCGAGGGCGAGGAGTGTTTCTTTCTTATTCAAACGACTGTCAATCGTTATCATAAAATCTCTTTTTCTATCTCTTTCATCTATCCAGTCGCAGTACCCATAATCGTTTGAACCTCTATTGAACTTTTCGAAGTGCAACGAAATAAATACTTTATGAAAAAGTTTTGGTCCTAGAAGGTATTCTCCGTAGAATCTAACAGCATCTTTAGCTGTTTTTATAGATATATGATTAGGTTTCCCGACAGTTTCTATTAACATATCAGCCTCCCTAATTTAGGTTGAACCCAATATTTATATCGGGAGACGAGCTCCTTTTTTTAGGATATTCATATTTTCGGCTTCTACCTGAATCTTAGACTTCATTACCGGATCTTTTTTGATCCAATAAGCAGCAGTCTCGATTTCAAGATTATTTTTCTGACACCAGAATACTACAGCATCAATATACTCTATGCCTTTATCTCTGCATAAAATCTCTATTTCTTCGACGAAATTTGCATTCTTAAGCATTCTGCCTCATCTTCTTTTATTTCTTCTATCCGCTTTTCAAGATAGTCAATAACTCTAAAGACCTCCTGTCTATCCTCAAACCTCAATATATTATCAAGTTCATATTCAAAAGCGAAACGTAAATTGACTAAAACTGAGTATTGAGGAAGACTGGAGTTTTTCATTTATTATCCTTTTAGATAACAAATTAAGGGACAATACGAATAACCGTTCTACCTCGGTCGTGTTTAACTACCTCGTAAAGAAAAGCAGCATTATCAGGATGCAACCGAACACATCCGTGAGAGGCAGGGCGACCAAGGTTTCGAGTGTGTGGAGTAGCATGAATAGCATAACCCCCTGAAAAAAATATAGAATGGGGCATTGGCGCATTGTCATACTTCTTTGAATAATGCATAGGCTGTAACGAATACGGTCTGAAAGTCCCAGTAGGAGTATGATAACCTTTCTTTGCAGTTGACACAGGGAACTGATAAGAACCATCATCAGTATCAACCTGCATCATCTGATGCGACTTACTAATCGTAATATTAGTATCAGCCATAGCAGTTGAAGAAAAGAGAACGAAAGCAGCCATCAGAATCTTATTCACTAGGATTCTCCTCAACAAGATCATCTTTGATCTTCTCCATTACCCACGAATCAAACTCAGGATCAAAACGAATATGCTCGTTAAGCTGTTTCGTCGACATCTGGCCAGAAAGATAACACTCCCATAGAAGTTGATAATGAGTGGTGTTAGCCATTATAGATATCCAAGAATAGCGCCAAGAGGAAACACGAAAATACCAGCAACTCGAACAACTGTCTTAGCAGTAAGAGGATTGTCGAAGGTATTCCACAACGTAACAATGTTAGCTATCCAACCATAAATCATAAGAGCCCAGATAGAAAGTATAGTCACATAATAAACAGTACCAGGTTCATCTCTATAAGCCATAATATATTCCTCAGTGATTGTGGTTCTGCTTCTTCCAAAGCCAAGACGTAATATTAAGTAGGATTTGGTGCACTCTTACCATAAACCAACTATTCCAGAACCAGTGATTATGTCTTGACATTATACACCTCTTTTAGAGAATGGAGGCCCCTGAAGGATTCGAACCCTCGACACACGGAGTAGAAATCCGTTGCTCTATCCAGCTGAGCTAAGGAGCCATTATTAGTATTATACCTTATCATAATGAAGAAGTCAAGTCTTTTCTGTTTCTAGGTAAGACTTGCAGAACCCAATGAACTTACGCTGCTAGAGCGAAGCCAAATGGTGCAAAGTTATCGTTAGCACCTATACTTGCCTTTGGTCTCCTTACGACCTTACTGTATCCTGTCGAACCTGTTCGCCCCCATCATAAACACTCTAAGGAAACTCATCGCTTGTTCGTCCCCCGACCTAGCGATTGTTTAGGGGATGCCTTAGAGTGTTTATGATGTAAGCAAATAGCACCTCCATCAACAAGAATATCTAATGTTGGATTTTTCTCTCTTTCGAGAGACCAGAACCATTCTTGAACCTTTCTCCAATCGGCAGTTTTAGCGTTATGGGAAATCAATTCTATTAGTTCTTTATCGTTCATTACTTATTCCTCTTGGTGGAGGCGGTGGGAATCGCACCCACGTCCAAGAAACCTATATTTCGTCTCTCAACGACCTCGGCAAACTGTATTTATATACTCCAAAAGTTTCTGTCTATCAGGTTTCACAGCAATAGTCGCTTCAGCGAACTTAGGCATATAGACCACATCTGTGAGCTTTACTTCTGGAGGATATATCTTTTCTAGTTCTTTTTCAATATCAGCCTTTCGTTCAACCAAACTCTTTTCACTAGTAACAATATAAAGGCTATTTGTGATTTCGTCAACTAATACTTCAAACTTAGAGCGAGAACAATACTTATCAACACGTTCAACTATGTCAAGCGGATTGATATCGTGATCGCTAATACGCTTTAGTTTGTTCTTTCTGACGAAGTAGAATCCTTCTGGTTTCTCTTCTACAATATCCTCGGTCTCAACTCGTTTACCATTATTCAGGTCAACCGTAAGCATACCGTTAATCTGCTTTGTGTCATAGAATCCCTCGGTTCTTTTACCAAGAAACTTAGGATTGAAGTTATCAAAATCCGTATTCTTATCTATAGAAGGTATGAATAATGGGCCACCTGTTTCCGAACAACCAAAAGCCGATATGATCTTCTTTAACTTACCTTCTCTGACAACTTTCATCCATTTAGGATTAATAAACGAAAGAATAATAATAGTTGTATCCGGTAAGCCTTCCTCAGATTCTTCGATTGCCTCAATAAACAAATCAGTTACAAAGTTGTTAGGAGAAAGAAGTTTAGTTACACCATTCTTCTTACAAGACTCATAAACATAATGATAATGCCTCTCTGGGTCATCAATTATCATCTGAATACTGAAAAAATGATTTTTACATATTCTGAAAGAAGGTAAATAAAAAACGCTCAAAGAAGCTCCATGATTCAGAGATGACAAATGTAATACAACATCATCTTCAACCAGATCTAATTCTTTCCAATTATAAGAACCTAAATCATACAAAAAACTATGTTCGTGATTAATAAGTTTAGGTGTTCCTGTCGTCCCACTGCTGGAGCAAAGCAAAAGTTCACTGTCTTCTTTAGCAAGAATAGGCGTGGGTTCTATGTATGGTAAATTCTCGTAGTCCCAACCTTCTTTTCTTATCTGTATAACTTTTTTAGAATTTTTAACAAAATGATTCACAGAAAAACTTGCATCACCATAAGTAAGAACATCATAACAAATAAAAATGTCTAAAGGTAAATGAGCGTTTGATTTAGGTAACTGTTGCTCTTTTGCTGATGTAATACGATGCAGAACAACCAGCTTTAATCCCATTTCGAAAATAGCAAAAAGTAAAGCAGTGTAAAGAATATCAATAGAAATAACAACTGAACCAATCTTATCGCCTGGTTTTGCTCCTGCCTCTGTAAGTTTGATCTTACAATAATCAATTATTTGACATAGTTCTTCTTTATTATACTTCTTATCCATAGAAGCATAAAACACTGCATCATCTCTGATCCAATCTCTTGTTATCACTCTATTCATTCTTCACCTCAAAAAGGAGCAAATGTTTTCTTATACCCGTCCACTATTAGCGACACTGCTCCAACGTATCCACATCTTTTCGTTCCTGGTACGGAGAACTCGCCTTTACCATGCCAGTGAAATGTAGGAGCATCACACTCGCCGCCATTAATATTACCCAACGTAACATCCATCACCTTATTCGTTTTACAATGTATTATATGAGAATCTTTAAGACTCTTTTCACATGTGATATCTTCACCAGCTAATGTTATAGAAGGAAACAATAGAAAAAACGGAAGTACTTTTTTCATTCTAAACCTTCTTCGAAGTTAGGGAGCGATGGTCCAGAAATACCATCTGGACCATCGGCATGTTGATCACCAATTACATGGGTCCGATGTTTTGTCTCGAGCAATACACTCAGCGTATTTAAGTTCATCCTTGAGTTCAGCACAAGATACCAAACTAAGAAAGGAGAACACCATTAAGATGAGATATATGTTCGACTTCTTCATAGAATTTCCTTTAAAGTTTCAAACGTGCCAACCAGTTGTCCATCATGATAAATCCAAACTTTATTTTCATTCAAACCAGATTGACGAACAAACGCCATCATAGTTGAATAGAGAGCGAAATATTTAGCAGTCGATCCTGTCTTAGCTTTGATGTAATCCATAGCAAGTTCAGAATCATTATTCCAGAGAGGACCAATAACAACCCAGTTAGACACGTTCTATCCTTTCTTAAAGGTCTTTAGTGCTCTTTTCAAGAGCCTTATACAGAGTCTCTACAGTATCACCATTATATACAGACTTATCAGAAACTGAATCTACGCAAACAGTCTTAATAGAAGACTGTTGCTTATCAGCAGGTTCATCATAACTCAAAGTCCAAATAGAACCCTTAGAGTTAATCCAAGTCTCAACAACCTTGTTAGTCTTGCCGTGACCACGTGCAAGTACTACAAACCCACCATCCTGAAGAGCCTTTTCTGCTACTTCACGAAGTGTGCAATTACTGGTTGCTCCTGTCACCTCGTTCAAATGATCCAACGGATTGATTGGATTTTCAGCCAAAGCATTCGTTGAAAACATAAGAACAGCTGCGATAATAAACTTATTCATAATGTACCTCTTTATTAAGAAGATTTGCGATCTGATTTATAAAAGTTGTAGAAGTTATAGATCGGGCTTTTGTTATACTTATTCTTACCAAAGTTATCAGGAGTTCTCGGAGGCATCGGAACACTTTCCTGATACTTCAAAACCGGAGGGGCAATAACATCATTGCCGGCATAAGCACTACCACCCATAAGCATGGCAGCGATAGTCGATAAGATAATCTTATTCATCTTATTTCCTTTCAGAGTTATTTACGATATTCTTAAGCAAAGCAATATCGTAATTTGTGATACGAGAAAATGCGTTTAATGCTTCTTCTCTTGATACTCCTTCTTTTTCGAGAAGGAACTTTGCTACGATCTTTATATCATTAAAGTCTTCGTAGAATTTTACTTCGTTGCTGTTCATGTAATCGCCCTCAACAAAATCGTGTTTTCATTAATACGATACGCAAGAGGCTTCTCTGTTTTAAGCTCGTCCATAATCTTTTTAAGGACAATCTTACCACCGTCTAACGTACGTTTGATATACTCTTCTGGTTTACGGCCTGTTGAACGAGAAACCGAAGTATTCTCATCATAGTTTGTGATACTCGTACCTTTAACTTGTAGCCCAGCACGATCAAGTGCGCGAAGAACAGTCAACACCTTATACTTAGTGTTAAACGTCCACAGCTCTTGTGCGCCAATAATCTTCTCTGGAGCAACTGACGCAATCTTATATGTAGAATCCTCTTTCTGCCATTTAAGATTCTTAAGTTTCTTCTCTACAGAAACAACTCTCGGTTTACGAGCAGTACGTACCTTCTTAGTATTAGAAGCATATCGCTCGGCGTCTTCAATCATCATGTTAAAGAATTTGATGATACGTTCAAAGTCTTTCTTCTTACAATAAGCATACGCTTCTATAAGATCGCCGGACTTCATATCATAAGCATCGATTACTTCTTCAAGACGAGGAGCAATCTTTTCTACAACACGTCCAATATATTGCGCAGGGATCTGCTGCTTCTGTAACCAATCATAGAAAGGCTCAGGTGTAGAAAGATCAATATTATCGTCAATAAACCCTTCTACTTCTCCACCAAACTCGATCGCCTTTTCACGAATACGATCTTGAATAGAAATAACAGGTTTATCAGAAGTTGATTCTACTTCTGCTTTAGCTTTAGTCCACATATTAGTAAGAGCAGAACTAATAAATTGAATAGTCTTCTGATCTGGCTTATAACCACGAGAGATCATACGACAAAGCCAGATAGCAGTCATAGGAAGATCTGAATCAGAAATACGAGACAGCTTCTTAGCAAGTTCTGGCTTACCCGTATTCTTAAAATAATCTTTTAACCATTCGCGTGCTTCAGATGTAGAAGCCATATAGTTATACCAATTGAGACAAGATGTGACGTACACATCTCCTGTCATAATAGGTTCGTCTCCGAGATGCTTCTTGTTAACAAGATACGCCTCAGACTTCGTAACACGAACAGTCTTCGGTTTACGTTTTACTAATGCCGGACGGCGAGCCATCTTCTAACCCTTTCTCAATCTTATAATATATTATACCTGATATTTGGTCAAAAGTCAAGCTCTTTTTTATCTTTAAAGAGTCTTATAAGTTATTGTTTTGATAGTAACATTGTCTGCATTCAGTTTCGGAGGAACGAATGTAAGACTCTTAGACTTAGGAATATTAAGAAGTAGGACGCTGAATATATGAGTGGTGTTATTATTATGAATACGGTGTTCACCATCGAGCCAATTAATCTTACCTACGAATTTATCGTTTACTTTTAGACGAATCGTATACTTATCAGGATTATCAATAGTATCAAGTTCAAAATCAACTAACAATGCCTGATGTCCAAAGAAATCTTCTGGAAGATTAATAGTAACGGGCTGATCAAACACTTCTTTATTAACTTGAACGACTGTAGGTTTAGTTGCTCTCAGAGGACGAACGGCTGCAACAAGTGGCTTGCCTTCGCTACTTGGTTGATAGGTGATATTAGTAACACCCTCAATAATCTCCTGATTTGACATGGTGAATGTTGATCCATCGACGTCAAAGAACGTATATCTCTGTTTACCCCAGTCTCCTTTAGGATCTGGCATTGGTTGTTTATATTGAGACCAAACATAATCAATACAACCATGGTGCATGTAGAACATCGGGTCTTTAGCAGCTGAGCGTAGTGTTCCCATAGTTCTGTTCTTACCAATACGTGAACCTACCCAGTCATGGCCATCATTATGCGGACCCTGCTCGAGTAATCCCTGACCTGTCTTACGATCAATCTCAGGACGACCAATAAACTGCTCAGAAGGAGCAGCAAGCATCATAGAAATATATTCGGGGCTGATGTATTGTAGAAACTCTTCAATGTGTTGCTTAGAATCTTCTGTTAACTCCCAATCTGGATTAATGTCTGCATTTCTTATAGACGGGCCACGACTGCCATCGTATAGTGCTGAGTTATCAAATCCAAGACCATCAGAAGAAATCAAATCTTCTTTGCTAAGATCATAGCCAAAGAAAGGACTTGAAGTATTAGAAGCAATACGTCCTTTAGTATTAGGCATAGACTTTTGTGTAGTCCAATCCCAATAAGGCAATGCAAACTTTGAACCGTCAACGTTGAACTGTGTTGTTAGAATATTAGCAAGAATACGCTCTAAACAAAACAGATATCCTCGATGCCATGGTAGAAAGTTCCATGACCAATGAACTTGTGGATATTCAACACCGTATTCAGTACAATGCATTGCATGAACCGTTGCGTAGTTATCCCACTGTAAAGGATGATGTAAAGGATATTCATTACGCATATAACCAACAGCTTTACACAGATTTACTAACTCTTCATCTGTAAGATCGAAGAATGCCTTACGTGTTCTTTTAGGCTCGTTGGCAAAGTTAATCTTATCTAAACCTTTTGCTGCATGCATCATGTGCATGATACCAGCATTTGCTTTTACAGGCACAGTCATTAATGTTAATGCTGTTGATAATAGAAAAGAACGACGATCCATTATTATATCCTCTGTTGATTTCTATTATTTATGAAAATGAAAAAGGGAGCCGAAGCTCCCTCTATCATGCAGCCTCAGCCATCTCTACTGCAGTTTCAAGAGCCTTAGTCTTCAGACCCTTGTTATAACCGTACCAAGCAGACTGTAGACGGGTATCGGCAGAACGACCCATAAGGTGGTCGGTCATATACGTAACTGCATTAAATGCAGTCCACCACGAGCCCTCCGCATATTCAGCACCAGGCTGAGTATGAAGGATATCCATAGCAAGAGCAGCATTCTTGCTCAGCTTCTTATCCTTCTTAGCGTTATCCGAAGCAGGGAAAAGACGCTCGAAGTATTCAACGACAGACTCAT